AGTAGTAACACACGAAACAACACAAGCAAGAGGGATAGATACTTTTGTGGCGGGAGATGTAATCTCACTTGCGGGAATGGGGCACGTAACATATACAATAAACGACACAATTATGACATTAGAATTACAACTTGATACTTAAACAGCGACGATAAAACACTTAACCAAAAAGTATATAAACCTAACTAACTAAGAATATATATGAGATTTAAAAGAGAATGTAAAAAATGCGGTTATCCTTTTCGCCCAACGGGAAAAGGAGTTATTATATGTGAGAGATGTAACCCTTATAGGAAAGGGAGAAAAGTTGAATTAATTAAAAAAGGGCGGAAGATATTTTTTAAATGAATAGGGAAGAACTAATAGAAAAGATTTTATTTCTAACTAAATTAACGGAGGAAGAAGATGAAACGGATACTACTGATTTACTCAACGGGAATACACAAGAAACTCGCGGAGCGTAAGAAAGCTATGAAAACGGCGTTAGGTATGAAAGTCCTAACTTGGGAGAATTTTCTTTTATATTTAAGTGAAAGGAGGTATGTAAAGTAAAATGACAAAACTAACATTTGTTGGAGTTGAAGAGGGTAAAACTCAAAAGGGAACTGCCTTTTGTAAATATAAGGATAGTGCGGGGAATATCCATACGGCTTGGGACGAGAATATAATTAACCAAATCAAACTCGGAACTGAAATAGATCTTATTATGAAAGTAAGCCCCGACGGGAAATTTTCTAACATTAGAGGAATTATGGACGGAACGAGTGATCCAACTGAAACATTTAAACCAGCGAAAGCGTTTAATGACGAGCCAAAGACGTCGCCCATTAAACCAAATAGCAATAGCAGAGATAAGAGTATTATTGCACAATGTTTAACGAAAGTATTTTGGGCTAACAACAACGCACAAGCGGAAAGTGATATATTGAAAAGTTATAACTATTTTTTAGAAAATCTGTAATCATATTCTCTCAAACGAGGAGATTAAGGGAGAGAAAAGGGATCACCCCCTTTCATAACCTTACTCCTCACTTTTTTTCTTTTCTTCTTTTAAAAGAAGCAAACCACAACGTTTCTTTGTAAAGAAACACAAACAAGCGTGTTTAGACAGTTTAAAATTTCGCGCGGGAATAAATTTTCGGGATAGAATTACATACAAAAAGACAAAGCAAAGATTTTGATTTCTAGTTTGTTCTTTGCTCTTTTTGTATATCGCAAGCGATATTATTCTATCTTCAAATTTAGTCATCAAGATGACGCAATGGCTTTGTTTTTTAAATAAACACTTTTTGTAAAATCAAAGACGACGGATTTTACAACTTGCAGGAAGCAAGAAAAAGTCTTTAAATTAAAAAACCTCAATCGCGAAACTTTTAAACCCTAAAACACACAAAGACTACTACTACTAGCATAAGACCTCGTCGCGATTTCTTTCGTCTTTAAATAAATCGCGCGGAGGTGCAAAATGGCAAAAACATATAGCTTACAAAATATTAGACTACCTACAATTGATAGAGTTTATTATGAACATAAGTTAAAAGAATTTACAGAAATTGTTTGTGAAGATCTAACGATAAAATCTGTTGAGTTTGGAAGACAAGATATTAGGGGCGGAATTAGTATAACCCTTATAGATTATCGGAATTGTGTCCCTAAACAAAAGTTTTTTACGAACAAATCTGAAATGTTGGGTTATGTATGTGGATTTATAGACGGCAGAAGTTGTTTAGATTTCCAAAAGTTATAAAGTGTAACGATTAATACCCGTAAGGTATTGTTATTTTTAACTAAATTATAGGAGGTAAAATATAATGAAAAAGACAAAGAAACAAATAGACGCGTGGTTAAAAGTTAAGTTAAAAAATTATCTATATATGTTAGATAAAGAAAATGTATTTGGAAATAGGGATCGTTTGTTTGATATATATAGTGAATTAACAGATCTTATCTACGATTAAGTGTAACGAGTGATTGGCGTAAGCAATCGTTTTTTTTTAACTAAATTATAGGAGGTAAAATATAATATGGTAAAATATGAAAGAAACACAATAACAAAATGCACTAAATTCTTTAAGTTAAGATTTCCTGATAAGGAATTACTTTTTGAAATGCAATGTGGTTACTTTTTTGAGTGGTGCGATAGATTTGAGAAGAATGTAAAACAATATTGCGACCAAGAAAGTTTGGATATAGTGTTAAAAATGGAAAAGGATTGAGCGCCCCAAGCGCTCCCCCTTTTTTGCTACATAGCGTGGGGGGGTTTAAATCAACTCCGCAAAGCTTAATAAGATGATTAGCCTAAATTGGTTACTCCAATTTAGTTTTACTTGCTTACGAGGGCTCTGTGAGTGATTTAGAGCTATATAGGTATTAGACAGCCAAAAGCTGTCATATTTAGCCCGCAGGGTTCTAAAGCGGGCAAGACCCCCAGCCCCTCAAATGCAGAGGGGAGTAGCACGCAAACTAATGCCAAAACGCTCGCCTTTTATCTTAATCTCCCCCCGTTTTGGTGTTATTCGCAGGGAGATTTAAGCAAAAGCCGGCTTATTTGTCAAGAGTTTGCTTGTTTAACTTGCCCACCAGCCAGCCCTACGAAGCTATGTCTTCTTCGGGCTTGCTTTGTTTGCTAACCGCTCGCCTGTCGCTCGCTCAGTGCCCGCCCGCCCACCCATAAGCCAAACCCACACAAAACCAAGTTAAGCCAGCNCCCCCCCCAACCCCCCCCAAGGGGGGCTAACTATTCCCGCCCTACGGGCGTTACTCATCTATCTGTTAGTAGCGATTGTTGGTGTTTTTGTTTTTTTTTTGTGTGTAGGATACGAGAGAATATTTTATGATACATAAGCCACCACATATATATTTAAATAAAACAACATCGTAAATTAATTATGAAATATAAAAGAACGCAGGGTAATAAACAAAACCTACGGCGATATTTCAGTGAGGTAAATAATAGTGAAGGGATTATAGTAAGTCCTGTAAATACAATTTATCCACGCGATAGCTTCCAAATTTTAAAGTGAGTTTGTTATTTCCACTTGGTTGTTCGTAGCAAATTAAACCCCGCGATATGTAAATGGATCGTTACATAACAACTCCTATATGTTAAACGATACACATAGTATAAATATTATGTTAGCATTTACTAAAAAGCTTGCTAAATGCCTTTAAAAGTGCATACGAAGTAAGCTTCGCTAGTCAGAAGAGCTATGCAAAAGGGGCTTTTGCTAGCAAGAGGGGATTGGGAGGGCTAAAGGAGAGGGTATGTATATCAAAAGGTTTAAATAGGAGGATAGATACATATACTTATGGTAAATTGGAATGAACAAAGAGATAAAGCAATAAGAATGATTTTGGTTTCGGTAAAGGAAGCGAGTGATAGACAAATAGAAGTAGATGAAGAGAAGTTAATTAATGAAATTGCTTTAATGTATGGGTTTAGTGATAAGAAAATTAAGAACTATATTGAGATGTTAATTAATTCTAAAAAAATTAAAAGGTTAGATAGTGGTTATCTATGGGCGGAGTAAATGACAAAGAAAAAATCAAACTTATTGAAAGAAGATTTGAAATCATCATCAGATTACTTAAAGAATTTGACGAACAAATCCAGCATTTCGTCAAAGGGGGAGAATTTATGGAATGTGAAAGATGTAGTGAGTTTTGCAGAGAGTAAATTAGATATTAAATTAGATCAATGGCAAAAAGATTATATTAATACCAAAGGGAATGTTTGTGTTCGTGCGGGGCGACAGAGTGGTAAATCTTTTGCACAATCATTAAGGATAGCACTTTTTGCACTATTAAACCCAAATACTCAAACATTAATTATAGGAGCAGTAGATAGACAGAGTGTAGAATTATTTGAAAAGGTTAAAGCACATATCCAAGTTCTAGGAAAGCACACGATAAGAGGACGCCCAACTTTACATAAAATTGAATTAAGTAATAAGTCAAAAATAATCGCTCTTCCAGCAGGAAGAACAGGTTATGGATTAAGAAACTACACAATTCATAAATTAGTAGTAGATGAAGCCCACTATGTTCCCGAAGAAGTATATACAGCAGTTCGCCCTATGTTAGCAACAACGGGCGGAAGTATGGATCTATTATCAACACCGAGAGGAAGTTCGGGGTTTTTTTATGAATGTTTTAAAGATAAAGATTTTACTAAATTTCACACAACAAGCGAAGAATGTGAAAGAATAGATAAGGATTTTTTAAAGGGAGAAAAAAGGAGAATGACTAAACTACAATACGCCCAAGAATATTTAGCAGTTTTCCTAGATAATCTACAAACCTTTTTTCCTGAAAAGTTAATTACATCTTGCACTCGCTCGGGCTCTCACACCCTCCTTTCATTTTCGCCCGAGCGGGAGTATTACTTGGGAATTGATATAGCAAGATATGGGGGAGATGAAAATAGTTTTGTAATTGTAGAATTGATAGAGGATAAAGTGCATTGTTTATCCGTAGAAACTACGGAAAGAGTAAGTATAGCAGAAACAATAAGAAAAATAAAAGCACTAAATGAACAATGGAGATTTAATAAAATATACATAGACGACGGGGGAATGGGGGGAGCCGTGTTTGATGTAATGATAGAAGAGGGAGAAATGAAAAGAAAATTAATAGGTATTAATAACGCGAGTAGATCTATAAACGCAGATAAATCCAAAGGAAAGAAATTACTAAAAGAAGATTTATACGGAAACCTTAAACGCCTTATGGAGCAGAAATTAATAACACTCCCCAAAGATATGGATTTAAAGAGATCCCTAATGTCTATTCAATTTGAATATCCCGAAGAGGAAAACGCCCGACAGAATGTCCGTATTTACGGAAAATACTCACATATAACAGAGGGATTAATAAGAGCGTGTTGGAGTGTAAAAACGAAAGGTTTAAAGTTATATGTTTATTAAATTTTAAATGGTAAAAACTATACAAGAACTCAAAGACGAAGAAGCAATCACAGATAAAGAAGAATTAGAACTTACTTTAAAGCAAATGTTAGTTAATGAATTAAGGAGGATAGCTAATAGCTGATATGGGAATATTCGCAACTACGGCAGAGGTGCAAAGAAAAGCGGGAGCTAATGCGAGTGCTACTGCAAATGTAGAAGCATACATAGATGATTTTATGACGCAAGCAGAAAGTAAGATTAATGTTCTATCACAATATAATTGGAGCGACGCATATAGCGGATTAAACGCAGATGTTAAATCTATTCTAAAAGAAGCAGCGAGTAACCTCGCGGCTATGTATGTTATTCAATATGATATGTCGGGCTTTACATCTAGATTTGAAGCGGAAACTATGTTAGATGTTTTGAAAGACGGGTTTAACCAAGCACTAGCTTTACTCAAAGATATAAAGAAGAGGGATTTTATGAATGGTGCGTGATTGGGTTAAGTTTCCTGAACTATGGAATAGTGAGTTTGAATTTTATTATTTTGATAGTCCTCATAAACAAATAACGGAAGATTTTTTCGCAAAGGTAACGAGAGTAATAGACGGAGATACAATTATGTTAGAATGGATAGAGAGAGATTTTGAATTTCCTTTACGAATGTTAGAGATCAACGCCCCCGAGATGTCAGAGGGCGGTTTAGAAAGTAAAAAATGGCTTACTGAACAAGTGCTAGGGGCAGAGGTAGAAATAAAAATAGATCCAAAACAAAGAGTAGGAAAGTTCGGGAGATTATTGGGTTTTCTTTTTGCAGACGGAATTAATATGAATGAACAAAGTTTATCTTTTGGTTTCTCTCGTCCTTTTGGGCAAGATATCGGGGAATTTCCAAGTTTAAATAAAGAACTAGCGGAGGCAGAGTTTTAATGGGAGTTCCAAGAACATATAGGAAGAGTGTAGAGAAAGCAATAGCAAGTTATGACTTTACAGATATAGCTAATGGAGAGGGAGTAGTAGTTTATTATGGGTGTAAGAATGATGACAAATTTTTTTTAACAAGTAAGGAAATGCCAAGTAAATTAGCTTGGACATATAGCACGGCAAGCGGGGAAATGTTTAACGAAGATATGGATTTAGTATTTAACAGACCTCAAAGAATAAAAGGTAACCTTATAGCGAGTATCCCATTACTCTATATAGTGGGAAGCTCCAAAGAATTCACCGCAGTTATAACTATCTCACATTTTGACGGATCTAGTGCAACACAAATAGGGCAAGAAACAGACACAACAATTACAGGATCGGCAAGTTTACCCCCACCTAGCAGAATTTTATGTATTGAAATAGCAGATTTAAACCAACATTTCAAAAAAGGAGAAAGTTTAAGGATTAATGTTACAATTTCTTCATCGGGCGGGGCTGACGGTTCGGGAAGATATGTAGGACACGATCCCATAGGGAGATCGGGAGACGGAAGTAGTGAAAATGAAATATTAGAAACTAAAATGAGATTTTATGTGCCTTTTGATTTAGATTTATAAAATGGGAGAATTAAATATGAACAACGCAGAGGCAAGCAATTTAAGTAACGCAGTTAAAGATTATTCTGTAAATCCCGAGAGCATAGACAACGCAACAGATCAAAAAGAAACAAGATACACAAATGCTAATTGGACACAACAATACGGATATTTCAAACAAATTGCAGAGTTAAACGCCTGTATAAACGCGAAAGCAACTTGGACAATAGGAAAAGGATTTAAGGCAGATCCCGAAACTACATTATTATTAGCTTTTATAAGGGGATTTGGGAAAGATACATTTAACACAATTTTAGAAAATATGATCAGAACATATTACATAGGGGGAGATAGTTTTTGTGAGATTATGAGAGATAATGAAGATAATATAATTAATCTAAAACCATTAGATCCTCAAACAATAGTTATCATCGCGGGAAGAAACGGAGTGATTTTAAGATACGAACAAACATCAAGAATAAAAAAGAACAATAAGAAATTTAACCCAAGAGATATATTTCATTTAGCAAGGAACAGGATAGCAGATCAAATACACGGGAGCTCTGTTATTGATAGTGTAGAAAATATTATACTAGCACGTAATGAGGCGATAAGCGATTATAAGCAAATGATGCATCGGTATATGAAACCAAGATATATTTTTCATTTAGATACCGATGACACAGCGAAGATAGCAAGCTTTAAAACAAAAATGGATAAAGCTTATGCTGACGGGGAAAATATTTATATACCAAAAGACGCCGTAGTTCCTGAACAAATGTCTATTGCTCCAAACTCAACATTAGATCCGAAAGCGTGGATAGATCAACAAGGAGATTTCTTTTACGAAGCCGTTGGAGTTCCTCAAATAATTCTCGGGGGGAGTGGAGAATTTACGGAAGCAAGTGCAAAGATAGCATATTTGGCGTTCCAGCAAAATATTGAAGAAGAACAATTATTTATTGAAGAACAAATAATACATCAACTAGGAATAAGTATAGAGTTAGAGTTCCCCGCAAGTTTAGAAAATGAGATGTTAAGCGATAAAGCAAAAGACGGAGCAGAGAATATACAACCAAACGAAACAACAGCGGGAGCGGGGCAATAATGGAACAAGAGTTTATAGGTTTAATAGGAAGTTTAGGATTTCCAATAGCAATAACAATATTTTTATTAATAGAAAGGGGGAAAACAATGAAAGAGTTAATTAGAGTAGTTCAAGAT